AAAAAACATCATATCCCAAAGATTTAAATGCTTTGAAATATGAATTATGAATATATGAATGTGTGTGGGAATGTAATTTATGTCCCCATATAATAATTTTATTCCGCATGTTTAGCATAGCAATATTGTCTTTCAGACTCCATGGCACTGATAAGATCTTCTTGTTGTTGACTTTGACCAGAATGAGATCTATTTGTCATTAAAACTTCATTTAAAAGAAATGGAAGACCGTAAGTTTTATACATTCTATAATAAAACTCACAATCCATCAACATCTTTAAGTTCTCATCAAACTCCAGTAATGCATCTCCACGAATAGCAATTACCGATGGACAACTTATCAAATTTTCTCCAAACAAAGTTGCAACTGGGTTATCAAAATTTGGATAGAAATCACGATAAAAAAATCCCTGAGCATCTTCATAATGATTGCAAGCTGTAGACAACCACTTACATGAGGTCGTTTCAAAAACGTCTTTTATTTTTTCAAGAGTTTGATCTGAATAGAAGAAATCATCTTGATAAACTGGTTTAATATATTTTCCGGTTGCCATTCTAAAAGACATATTTGTATTTTGAGAAAGACTTCCACGACTTTCAGTATTTTTATAATACTTTAAATCAAATTTATCAGAAAAACTTTCGCATAGTTTATAAATCTCTTCATCTTTACTATGATCAGAAACTACGACTTCATAATCATCTATCGTTTGTTTTTCAAGTGTTTCAAAAAGATGTGAAAGAAATTCAACTCCTCTTCCCTTGTATTCATAGGTTGGTATGCAAATAGAAAATTCAGGCATCAATTAACTCCCAATGTTTAAGATAAAGATCATCAGTATTATGTGGAAGAGAAGGTCCAAACCATCTTTTAGGAGCAGCAACTGATTGACTATTTGCCAACCACGCACCCCACCAGGATAAAGAACTATTCGATAAAATATGATATTGGCACATTGCCATTAAACACAAGTCAACCTCAACGGAATTTCCTTCAGCAATCATAAAACGATTAGAATCAAACAGTTCTTGTTCTTTACACCATTGTGGATCATCACTAAAAATTAATACAGGAACATTATCATCAAACTTAGATAGTGCTTGTTCATAATACTCAATTGTGCATGGTGGATGATAATCTGGTTTTTGAAGGTAATCTCCACGTCGGACATGCAAACTTATCCTTTCTGAAATTTCTTTAATCATTTCCCAGCAAGGATCGTAAATATGTTTTTTAAATGAAAAATCTTGTCGAATTTCATCTTCAATGTGTTTAAAATATTTTTCGGATTGAAAGTAACCAAAAAGATCTATATCATATTGAAATTTTGAAAATAACTCATCATCGAAGTGAAACTGTTTCTCTTGAAATACTGGTGAATTTCTTCTACCAATATTAGCACCAACCATTTCGAAGCAATCAAAAAGTTCTGACTTAGGAACCATAAATTCTTGATTGTTTTTAGAAGCAATACCTCTCAATGAAGCATACTGAAAAAGTTGATTACCAAGTCTCCCATGATTTCCAAGATTATTAAATGTAATCATTTTTATACCACTCAATAGTTTTAATTAATCCCTTTTCAAGATTATATTTTGGATTCCAACCAATTTCTTTTTTTATTTTAGTATTATCTATAGAATATCGCAAGTCATGTCCAGGACGATCTTTAACATATTCAATCAAATCTTCAGATGCATTCAAAATATTCAAAAGAGTTTTAATCAGATCAATATTTTTTACTTCACACTCTCCACCAATATTATATTTTTCACCAACTTTTCCTCGATTAAAAACTTCGTAGATTGCTTCACAATGGTCGTCAACATAAATCCAATCACGAATATTTTCTCCCTTACCATAAATGGGAATTTTTTTTCCCAAAAGAATATTTGTAATTGTTTTTGGAATTAACTTTTCAATATTTTGTCTTGGACCATAATTATTGGAGCAATTTGTGATTTTTACAGGTAAATCATATGTGTTATGAAAAGACATAACTAAATGATCACTTGCTGCCTTAGAAGCAGAATATGGATTCTGTGGATTATATGGTGTTTTTTCAGTAAATGAACAATCATTATAACCAAGTGATCCATAAACTTCATCAGTTGAAATATGATGAAACATATCAACATTGTAATCATTAGAAAGTTGAAGAAGATTAACAGTGCCAACAATATTAGTTTTTATAAATGGCATCACATCTTTAATTGAATTATCAACGTGACTCTCTGCAGCAAAATGAAAAATCTTTGAGGGACTATATTCCTCAAAGATTTTTTTAAGTTTTTCATTATCACACAAATCAACTTCAATTAATTTGTGCTGAGAAAGTGGATATAAATTTTTTACTTTCGCAGCATATGTAAGTTTATCAAGAATGACAATCTCTTCGTCAGTTTTTTGTGTGAGGAAATGAATGAAGTTACTTCCAATAAATCCAGCTCCACCAGTTACAAATATCATAATGCCCAAGAAGGTAAACGTTTATGAAATCCAAAAGATTCTACTGTTTCTGGAACATTATTTTCAGTAGAAAAACGAGCAGCAATTTCAACAGGTGCAAACTTACATCCCATCATCTCATAGAGATGCCGATTATGCACACAGATATTTCCATCCTCATTATACGATCCAGCATTCATATGCTTATAGAAATCTCCTTTATTTACTTCAAAAGGAATATGAATGTGCTTTGGCACATCTAAAAGTCTTTTGCTACGAAAAGAAAATCCACCATTGCCAACACGAATGTGCCTTCCAAAAGGATCAACAAATGCTTCATAACTCAAAGGCCAGGGAGCACCAATGTAATCATATTCAAAAAATTCATTAGTCCAAAGATCTGGACGAAGAATCCAACTATCGTCATGCACATGCAGACAAAAATCCGTATGTACATGATTAGTCATATGATAGATGCAATACTCACTAAACTCCTCATAGTTAATTTTTTTACCAATATCTTCCCACACAATATCATCAGGGAGATTATTTGGTTTTTCGTGAGTTGCCAATACTACCCTAGAAAACTTAGCATGTTGCATACTTTTTTTCAAAGATACAATATGCTCATCAAACTTAACTGAGGTGATCGCAAGTAAAGTTACATTTGATAAATTAAGCATATATACCAGATTCTACTTTATACTTTTCAAATTCATTATAACATTGCTCATAATCAAAAAGCAACCCTTCACGATCTTGCCACATCCAATTTTGGTATAGATTTTGACCGGTTGCCCAATATCCATCAGATATATTATGACGAGCCCAATATTTTGGAGCAATCACATATTCCACAGTCTCACTTGTGAATGCAGGAAAACACCCAAAAGTAGAATTAGAAAGAATTAGATATTTTGCATTTTTAATGATTGAATAATCCTTTGCAACATCAAAATGATATGCTTCAATCTCAGGAAACATCGCATTTGCTGCTGCAGTATCTTCAGTCACAATCCTAAAGTCCATTTCTGGATTGATTTTCATCATATGCTTGATTGCATTAATCCAATAATCTCTGGTGAGATATAATTCATGAAGACTGCAATATTCTCCACCACGAAAATTCATAATACAAATATCATCTTGATGAAACTCATAGGTATCATACTCTGGTTTAATTTTTAACCAATCTTTAATTTCACTCAAGTGATGATAGAAATATTTTTCATCCTGCATGATACCCTCAATTAAGGTATTATCAGCAACATTTGCAAGATCCAAATCATATAAACTCACATCACAACCATGCGTCATATCATGATGGCAAGTATTTAATTTAATTCTGGTGGATTTTTCCGTATAAGTATTTTCAACCTTTATAGGATCTTTCCCAAGATCCAAATCCATAAAGTATAATCCTTTAGAATTAAATCTTGGGTCACCTAAATTTTCTGTACCAAGAAATCCAAAGTCATATCCCTTGTCTTTTGCAATACATCTGGTAGTTACGTAACAAAATAGTTGATTTCCCAACCCCTGCCCATGCTTAATTTCATTAATAATCATTTGATAATATACTGATACTTTTCTTGGTTATCTCTAATATATTGAGGGAATGATCCATCAATTTTTACAACTTCAAATTCTGAAGGACGATAAAAAATATCCTTGTTAGAGTTGACATTCTCAACAATTCTGCTTTTTACCACATCATTATTAAATTCTTGATGAGCCGCACATTCAATCTTGTAAGCAATCTTTTGCTCTGGTGTCAGACTACCATCACTTCCAACATATGTAAAATGCCACCCACCAGGAGAAATACGATATCCACACTCTTTCATATTAGGTGCTCTTAATCCATTCACAGAATGTTTTTTAAGAAACTGATACTTACACATCTTAGATCCAAGCCATTTCTTCTCTTGCACATTATTAAATTCACCAGTATAAGAAAGAAGATTTCCAGACATCTCTTTGAGATTAAGATAGTAATAAAAAAGATCCTGTGCGAAGTGATAGACTTTATTATCTTCACATGTATCTACCAATTGACTGAAAATTTCTGGGTCAGGAATTTCATCAAGATCACTTGTCAAAACAATATCATCATCTTCACAGTCTTGAAGACCACGAATGATCGCATTCTTTTGAAAGACATCTCTTTCAAAAGGATTTCCATCTGGAGTATCATTCACAATCACATGAATGATTTTATCATTGAATTTTTCAAACCGATCTTTATTTTCCTGATAATAGAGTGGTTTATCAAGACCAGAAAATGTCACTGTTGATTCTGTCAGAACAAAATAATCAACGTGCTCATTTAAGATATTTAATCGGATCTCAAGAAGATCCAACTCATTAAAAAATTGAAAGCAATCGTATATTTTCATACTGGATGATGAGCAACGGTAATAAATTTATCGACCACTTCTTCAATATACAAGATCATATCATCATTAATTGTGGGAGATGAACCAATAAAGAAAACAAAATCAAGGACTTTATTAGCATTTGGATAATGAATATAATCATCCAAATGTCTATAAGCTGGATGCATCAAAACATTTCCGGCAAAGTAATTGCGTGTCTGCACTTTATTCTTTTCCAAGAATTTTACAAGATCTCTTTTCAAAAAAATGGAATCGCAGACAAAAGGTGTTCCAAACCAACTCGTTTCTGCTCCTGGAAGTTCTTTCAGAGTGCGAATACCAGGAATGCGTTGAAAGATTTCATCCAACCTCTCCTTGTTTGATCTACGGATTTCATGCACTTCATCAAACTTTTTCAATTGTACAGATCCAATCGCACCTTGAAAATCGGTTGGTTTCAAATTGTAACCCATGTTTGAGAAGATATACTTGTGATCTACAGTTTCATCATATCCACTCAACCAAGTATCAAATCTCCTACCACAAACTCCATTGGAAAGAAGATTTTGTTGACCAACACAATAACATGCACGACCCCACCACGCAAAACTGCGAGCAATATCTACAATCTCTTTAATGTTAGAAGAAACCATACCACCTTCAATTGTGGTGATATGGTGAGCAGGATAGAAGGAGCATGAAGAAGCAACAGCATAATCGGTCAGATACTTTCCTTTCCACTTACTGCCAAGGCTATCGCAGTTATCTGCAATCAATTCAAGAAAATACTTTTCACAAATTTGATTGAGTTTTTCAATATCATATGGATTACCAAGTACAGGAGAAGAAAATACTGCTTTTGTTTTAGGAGTTATTTTCCTTTCAATTTCACTCAGATCCCAATTCAAATCATCCCATGAAATGTCTACAAACACTGGGACCAAACCATTCTGAACAATTGGTGCAATGGTAGTTGGAAATCCTACGCAAGAGACAATAATTTCATCACCATCTACCCAACCAAAATATTTCTTGAGTGCAGCAATCATGACAAGATTGGCAGATGATCCAGAGTTGACCATCACAGAATATTCTTTATTAAATTTCTTAGAAAATTCCCTCTCAAACTTATTGACGGATTCTCCAGAAGAAAGCCACTTACCTTTTAAGACACTATAGAGAAGTGCTTCAATTTCCTCATCGTCCCAATAAGGACCAGAGTAATAAACAGAATCTTTTTCTTTATCAAAGAACTTTTTATTGGCAATAAAAGGAAAAAGATTCTCATCTTTCTCTTTTGCAGTTTTAATAAAATCAGAAATTAAATTTTTCAGAGACATAATTCTTTAATACCTTCATCAAGTGAAATTTGAGGGGAAAATCCAAGTTCATTTAACTTAGAAACATCCAAGTAAAAATCACGAGATTGTACAATATCATGAAATTTTGGAGTATCAATTGATTTAAATTTGCTCGGACTATTTAGATGTTCTTTTGCTTTTTCCATTATAGCACGAATTGCTACCGGTTTACCACTACCAATATTGTATATTGCATTATGTTCTCCATTATCACAGACAAATTTAATTGCTCTACATACATCTTTAACATGCATAAGATCTCTTAAAACATATCCACCCTCATATAAATTAATATCTTCACCTTTTTTAAGGAGATCAATCATATATTGAATTGCATTCTTTTTTGCAGAGGATTTTTCGTCTCCTTGACCATAAACATTTGATAACCTCAAAATACGATATTTGACATCAAAAGTTTCGCAAAAAGAAATTAATAATTGCTCTGCTGCTCTTTTAGTAATAGAATAAAAACCAGTAGGATCACAACTATCACTTTCTCTTGCAGGAAGTCTAGATCTCCCATAAACGAACCAAGAACTAATAAAATTAAAAACAATATCTTTATTTTTACATTTTTCTAGAACATCCATCAATACTTTTAAATTTGTATCAATATCTAAATGCAAATTATCGTATACATTATAATTGTGTACTGTAGAAATGAAGTAGATAACTTTATTTGTTAAAGGATTTCTTTCGTCTCTAGAAACTGGTAGTGACGAATCAGAGTACATTCTACAAAAATTTCCACCAATAAATCCAGTTCCACCATAGATTGAATATTTCATAGTTTTTCTTTATAATTACAAGTCCATAAAGTGTATAATGCTCTTTCTAAAATATGTGCCTCCAATGGAACAATATCATAAGAAACATAAGATTGAAGTTTTTGATAAAATTCCCTTGAATATGAAAGAATATTTTGTTTAGGTACAACATAATTTCCACCAGGAGCAAATCTAATGTAATCTGGAAAAAATGGGTCTACAAAATTATCTTCTAAAAATTCATTATATGTACTATAGTATTTTCTTTCCATTCCAGTATAGGTAAATCCATTATTATTTGGTTCCATATACATTCCATCATTTACTCTTGGATATATGCATTGATGATGATATCTCTCAATAGGATAAAATACATTAACTTCAAATGCTTTTTTTATTCTTTCTAAGGTTGCATAATAATACTCACCATTTATTTCAGAATGAATCATATTTCCTTTCATGAATATAGTAATATCTGGAAGATTATCATACCTTTCAATTATAAATCTAAATATGTCATAAATATTTTCCCCAACATTTGGGCTTAAATAAAAATTTCCTAAGTGAGACCAATCTTTTGGATCATTACTCCTATCATAAATTGTGATGTTTTCTTTTGAAAGGTTTGATATTTTTATCCATTCTAAATCGGATTTCCAATTAGAAATTACAAGTTCCCTTTTCATTTTTTTATTTTATTCTATAAAAAAAGGAGGTTGTTGTCAACCTCCTAAAGTATTTCAGGCTCGCCACCAATTCTTTGACTGGAAATTGGAAACCAGGCGGAGAAAGAATTCCCCATCCGCACCACTTGCTCTTGAGAGAAGCAAGAAACTCATAGGGGTCATTTTGACTCCACCACTTAGTTTTGAGAAACTAAGAAAAGTTGGGTTAACTTTGATATCTCGGTAATACCAAAGAACGCACATAAGAATAGTACATCCCAAAGTTTAAGTTTAATAGCAAAAGGAACTGTGAGTAATCCCCCAATAACTTTTATCATTAAACCGTATTTAAATTCTCCCCACAACATAGTTTGATAACCAATTATAAGGAGAATGTTTCCAATCCACCGAAGCAAATCAGATTTAGACATAAGGGGTTTTGCTCCCGACCAGTGCTGTTAAAGTCCATCCGTGACTATTTACTCATCATCGTCTCTCACATAACAGGGAACACGATCTGGGTCTAACCATTTTGCGTATTCAGGATCTTCAATTGCGAGAAGCATTTGATCCCCATTATCAAACAAATAGATATCAGAGTATTTTTTAGTATACTCATTCACTTTTTGTAGACGAAAATCGGGTTTACCATTCAATTGAATATACCCCCTTTGTACAAAACGATAAGGAAATCGTTCATGAATGGTAATAGTCTTAGTTGACTTTACCGAGTTGGGATCTAGATCGTTCATGCAACCTCAACGGATTCAAGATCGGCAAGAACATATTCCATAAGCATTTCATAATCATCAAGAGGATCACCAGAGAATACTACACCTTCGTTTTCATAGAAACGACGAACCTTTTTATAAAGTTTCGGATTCTTTACATCAAGATAAAAATCACCATTTGCTGCGCCACGAAGGGTTTGAACTTCTTTCTTGAATTTTGCTGTGAGAGTCATTGTTTTGAATGTTGACCTTAGTATTATAAGGGTTTGACTTAGAGAAGTCAAGATGGACAGATAGTTTTCTGTCCTATGCAGGTTGTGGGGATCGAACCCACCTTAGCCGAATTATGAGTTCGGTGCTTTCGCCAGAGAGCTAAACCTGCAAATGGGAATACTGGGAGTTGAACCCAGACTAAGCCCTTATAAGGAGCCCGCTCTAACCATTAAGCTATACTCCCGTACAGATAGGTCTATTATAGAGGACCTAAAACTCTATGTCAACAACCTTCTTCGTGGTCGGTGTGTATTCGTATCACATCGTCGTCCACATCAGATTCTACTGCAAACTTTATTGTTTCGTTGTATGGAACTATCACTGCGTTTCTTTCTCCGTCAGTAATGATAAATGATTCACCATTCTCTACTCTTTCTATTAGATTGTCAAAATCTTCTTGAAACTCTTCGACTGTAAACTTTTGGAGATCTGAAAGTTCTGGATACATTTTCATAAAGTGAAGTTTATGATCGGGGTGAGAGGGATCGAACCTCTGTCTTCTTGCTCCCAAAGCAAGCCGTCTACCGCTGACTTACACCCCGTTATTTGTTTCTATGTATGCACATAATACCAGCAAATGGTACGATTGTCAACCCACATCCACATAAGAAAAGAAAGAAAGGACTTGCTGCTAATGTTTCAACAAGATGAAAAATCATCTTCCCCTCCAGTTCTTGTATTCATAATACAGGTATTGGTCTGCTTCGTCAAGCCCCTGTAACGGAGCATGAACGTCCCAATATGACCACTCAATACAGAACTGTTTAATATGTATATCATTAGCAGCAGTCTTTACTCCAAGCATTCTAGAAAAGGCAGACATTGCAAACCAGTATCTCTGCCTAATGTGCGGTTCCATTTCCCTTATAATCTTTGGAGTCATAGTATCCCCCTCTTGTTCCGAAATAGAGTGTAGATAATACAAATGGAATAGCAACAAATAAAAGTGCTTTACCTAACATGATGACCTCCAAACATGTAACGCATACCATTCAGGATTTTTGCTCCAAATGATCCGAGATTGCGTGAGTTAAATCTTTCAAATAGTGCCGTAGTAATAACAGGAGCGGGAATCCCCAGGTCCACAGCGGCAGAAACAGTCCAACGACCCTCACCGCTGTCGGATACGCCTCCAGAGAACTGTTTAAGGCTACCATCCCTGCGTAGCACATCAGCAGTAAGATCGAGTAACCAACTGCCAACCACGCTACCACGACGCCATAGCTCAGCAACTTCAGCAACATCAATATCATAGCAGTAACTTTCTGGATCTGCCATTGGAGCAACTTCAGCATCTCCTTCTTTGACATATTGTGCCCCGTTATTTGCGTTCTTTAAGATGTTAAATCCCTCTGCATATGCTTGCATAATACCATACTCAATTCCATTATGCACCATCTTCACAAAGTGTCCAGCACCTGGACCACCACAATGTAACCAACCAAATTCTGCTGAAGTTACGTCCGAGTCAAATTGAGTCCTTGGGGCAGCATTGATTCCTGGGGCAAGGGCATCAAAAATGCTCGCACAAGTGGCGACCGCAGTATTTCCGCCACCAACCATAAGACAGTATCCACGATCCAAACCATAAACACCACCGCTAGTACCGCAATCAATATATTGGATACCAAGTTTTGCCAGACGTTCTGCTCTTTTCCGACTGTCTTTAAAATTGCTATTGCCATGATCAATAATAATATCTCCTTCACTACAATATCGTAGTAACTCATTGATCGTCTCCTCTACGGTTTCAGCAGGAACAACCATCTGAAAAATTCCTGGTTGACTAGTTCCTTTATTATTTTGTTTAACTACTTTAACCAAATTTTCAATATCAGTTGTAATTCCATTTACATATCCATTTTCAAATGTTTCTTGTGCTTTATCATAGTTTCTCCTGTATCCCCAAACTTCGATACCCGATTTCATCATACGGCGAGACATACCTTCACCCATTCTCCCTAGTCCTATTAATCCTACTTTCATACAATTACCTGTAATAAGAGTGCGTAAGTCCCCAGGCAATCCAAATTGCCATGACTGAACTGTAAATAAGTGTTAAAGTTAAAAGTGTTTTAGTCATCCCCATCGTCTTCATAAGTGGATGGTTCTTCAAAGAGTTCTTCCATTTTTTTCTGAAGAACTCTTTGGTTTAATTTTTGCAAATCTTCTTCTGTGATTGTTACCATTAGTTTAAAGTAATTTTAAGAAATGGAAGCAATGGTGGAATAACTCCAACCAATCTCAACAGTCCCTCAGCAAATAAAGCAAGCACCACCCAACCGACGCACATACTAATGATAGAAGCATTACGGTTGTGTCTTCTGATAGCTGCATCGATCATCTCCTGCACTTCTGTGCGAGTTACATAATCATCATCGAAAGGTTCCATCATTTCTCGTCTCCAAGAAACTTTGCGAGAGGATCTCTTCTTGTTTTTACAATCTCAACTGCTCTTTTATAAAACATATTGTCAGTGTTACCAGAAGATTCAAAACTTTCCTTGATCTTCACCCAATTGAGGTAGGTGTGCTGATCCATGAGGTTTCCATGTGATAATACTATATAATAATCACCAGTGTTTCATAGTCAACTTTTTGTGTTCATTACGTAACACTGTTGAAGAAAATATTAAATTTGTAGCATTTCTTAAAACGGAAGGTGTCGGAGTCGAACCGACAAGGGCTTTAACACCTCAACTGTTTTCAAGACAGGTTCCGTCGCCAATCGGATTGACCTTCCAAATAAGTCCTCAACGGACTTCAAAATCCAAACGACGAACTTTGCGTTGTCGTCTTGCTTCTTGCCAGGCAATATCCTGAGAAGTTAGAACGTTTTTTTGTTCTTTCTGTGTAGAGTTTACCATAACTACTCTACTTAAGTCAACTGCTGAAACACCATCACCCTTTACCGTCATCATATTTTGACAACCACAAACTTGAGTTTTATTTGTGCTAGTTATTTCTTTGTTGCAATCTCTACATCTTACAATAATCATAATTAATCATCCATGTCATTCTAAAAATGATCTTAACATCCAATTGAATTTTCCGTGAGTTTCTATAATTGTTTGAACTAAATTAGAAGTCGCAAATTGTCTTTGTCTATCTGCTTCTTCAGAAACTTCAGTAAAAATTTCTATAATTTTCTTGTTGTCATCTCTTAACTGCCTTACCATTTCCATAGCATCAATTTCTTGAGCACTATTGGAAGCCTGATCAATTTTAGAAACTTCAGTAATTCTTGTAAGAGTGCTTACTGGTTTCATAGTCAAGTATCTCATATGTTCTGTTAGAGTATCAATCTCTTCAAACATTGTATTATATTGTTCACCAAAAAGTGTATGCAATTGATGAAAATCAGGACCAACTACATCCCAATGATAAATCCAAGTTTTTTGAAATAAAACAAAAAGTGATGCCTGACCATCACTTAAGAGTTTGAATAGTCTTTCCATTATACTCTTTTTATTTTTATTTATCAAGTGGGCAATCACGGATTTGAACCGTGGACTTTCTGCGTGTAAAGCAGACACTCTGACCGCTGAGTTAATCGCCCGAAACAGGGGAGGCCATCCCCCTGACCTAGAATATTTCTAGGTTTTAGTAGGAAGGAGATCTCTTGAGGTTATCGCAGGATCACTTCCAACTGGGGCGGCAGGGATCGAACCTGCGACCTAGATGTTAACAGCATCCCGCTACTACCGCTGAGCTACACCCCATTATGTTGTTCGTGATGTATTTCTCTATGGCAGTTAGCACATACAAGAATACATTTGTCTGCTTCTGCCTTTTGTTTTTCTATGGCAGCGGTGGTTCCAAGGTTTTTGGTTTCCTTGGTAGTAGAATCAAGATGATGAAACTCTAATGCAGAAATGCACTTATCGTAACCACATCTTTCACACTTACCACCTTTATATTCTACCAGAAGAAGTTTATTTTGCCTGCGTCTTTTAATAACGCTTGCTTTATTTGCTTCTCTACGATCAGCATAAGTTCTGGTTTCTTTAGACATATGGTAGAAGTTTTGTTGTTCTACCATTATTTATAAGGCAATATAGGAAGTTACTGGACTTACACCAGTTCAAAGGGCATTGTCTGCTTGTCTCGTTTCTTTGACTTAACTTCCTTTGGCGTCTTTCTATGCTATCTGCATAACGACTACCAAGAGCGGAGTATCGGAATCGAACCGACGACATCTAACTTGGAAGGATAGCGTTCTACCGCTGAACTAACTCCGCTTGTGAGACAATCATAAACTATTTTAGTTTGATTGTCAAGTGTCGATGAAAGGACTTGAACCTTCACAGATTAATCTACTGGAACCTAAACCCAGCGCGTCTACCAATTCCGCCACATCGACAAGGCAGGCAAGGAGGGACTCGAACCCCCAATCGACATCTTAGAAGGATGCTGCATTATCCATTATGCTACTTGCCCTTAACCCCTTTATTATATCAGTCCTTTGGACAATCGTCAACCCATGGAGCACATAACCTCATTTCACCTCCCAATAATCTTTGAGCCTCTGAGTCATCTGGAGCCTTTTCTATCAACCGTGGCAAAGGTATTTTAGACCTTCCAGAGTCTCCTGTCAAGCGTTCATACTCACGGATTGCTTTATCAACATCACGATCAACTCTCCTATCCACCACACCAGGATCCTGAAGCAGAACATCGTTGATTACGGTGCCTGGGAACAAAGACCTTTGAACCTCATCTAGAAGGTCCCAGAGACTTTGCTGAGATACTCCAGAGCATTGGGAGAGGGTTGCTACGATACCACTGAGTATGACACTTATAAAAATTATTTGCTTCTTATCAGGTTTCTTCTTTCCGAAGTTAAAATTGAACATAAAAAAAGAGGAGTAGCAACCGCTCTCCTCTATTTAGTATTCAGTTTTTATATTCTATTGTATCAAACTTCTACCGTGATCAGTTTGGAAGCATACTCATGTGCATAAGATGTACGGGCACCATGCTTGCCCCAACCAATCCAACTATACGCATAGTTCATATAGCGGTCGATTGATTTACCAGGAGTTTTCATCTTCTCCTCAATCTGTTGCCACTGAACTTCAGTCGTTAGATAACGAAGTTGCGTATGAAGTGTCGATGGAGAACCACCAAACTTCTTAGCAAAATCACCCAATCCATAATATCTGTTGGCAGATGTCCATTCCAATTTTATTTACCAAGTTCTACTGGTAATTTAATATCGTTCAATTCATCATAAAGAAGTTTAGCAAAAATAAGATGTGGTTTCTGTCTTGTTTCTATTGCTGAACTTGTAGCAACACTCCACATAATATCAAGTTGTAGTTTATCAGGTAGTTTCTTCATCAGGTAGTTCCTCATTCAAATCAACACCATCTAAAATTTTATCTGCCCATTTTAGTGCTTCAATATTCCCAATAATAGATTTGATTTGTTTGAGATTATCATAAAGTTCTTTATTGAAATCATAACATTCAGTCAAATGTTCTATGTTATTGTCCTCAAAGTTAGTTTCCTCACGGATTTCCCAAGACAAACCATCCATATCTGCTGCGGTTTCTGTGAGAAAGTATTCAAGTGTTTCAAGTAAAGTCATCAGTTTTCCCCACAGATACTTCTACTTCCATTTCATTCATAATCATTTGAAGTTTTTTGACTATATTGTTTCGTGTTTCCTCTGTGGAAGAACCAGTCCAATACTTACCGTGACTTATAGAGTGTAGCACAGTATCTGTGAGAATGTATAAGTCAAGTGCTGTGAGTTTAGTCATTTTGCTCCTGTCGGTATTCTTCCTCTTTATCCAATCGTGCTTCAAGTTCAGAAATTTTAGTGTAGAGTGTATCCAAGTGTTCGGTGAGTTCATAAACATTCACAATACCTACATTAAGAGATTTGTAAATCCCATCCCAAGTTGGTTGTTTGTCAGTCATTTGTTTCTTCTTCTTTTTTACATTCCCACAAGTATAGGTGATAATGCATCATTTCTACACCTGTTTTAGTAATCAACATATCTGGATTATCATTTTTTTCAATCTCATCCCAATCAATTGGATTTTTTTCACACCATTCTTCATAAGTCATCTTGGGCATCAGTTTTCTCCACAGTTAGTTCTACTTCCATATTACTCAAAATTGTTTGAACCTTATTCGCAACATTTTCTCTTGCTTCTTTTGTATATCCACCAAGAGTTCCCTCAAATCCTGCGATAGAAAGAGTTCTATACAAAGTATCTGAAATTACCATCAAATCAAGTGCTGTGAGTTTATTCATCATCAGAACTCCATTTGGTGCTTACATTACTTCTTTCCCAACCTTCATCATAACCCACTTTGAAACCTTCTGTGTAGATTAAAGCAGCAAACTTTAAGAGGTCGTCTTCATCACACTCCCAGTAAATATCGTTTGTTATTTTACTTATATGTCTATCAGCACCACAGGTTTTAGCAAGTTTTAGGATTTGTTCGTTAGTCATCGGTTTGGTTGCTTATGAGAGTATTATAAGGCATCACAGGGGCATTTGGAGTGTCCCTGTGCCAGTTCTTCAAGTGTCCTCAAACAACTCTACCATACCAAAAACCACTTGGAACTTCATCAATAGAGTTTATGTATTTGTTTTCATTTCCATTTGTAATCCACTTTTTACCATAACAAGGATTTTTCTCACCAAGTTTTGCCTCAATATGTTTTCTTTTTGTTTCTGGATTTTGATGAGATTTGAGTGCTGCCTGTCTATGGTTCTCAACTACTTCTGGACGATTGTGTGCTTTCTTTCCAACTCTACTTTTTAGTTTTCTCATTTCTGGATTACTCAAAGTTCTAATCAAGTTTTTTCTTGCTTTCTCTTTGAGTTTTGGATTACTCATAGGATTGTATTCTGTTTTCATCAACTCACTTCTTTTCTTGTTTGCTTCTTCACCAGCACCTTTATTACAATAAAATCCAGTAGAAGTTTGTTTTGCCCTATTAGCAAAGTGTGGATTTTTATCTACTTCATAAAAATCGTGGAGAGCACATTCTGCTTCAAGTGCTTCTTCAACACTCCCAAAAGTTTCTAATATTATTTTTTGAGTTGGATTGAAAGTTTTATCTTTGAAACTTCCAAAATAACTTACATCTTCTTCTGGAAGACATTTACATTCTCTTTTTCCAATATATCCCCTTCCATATTC